GTCTTAACTTTGCTCAAGCATTTCCAGGAGGAAAGGCAACGCAAAGCTAAACAAGACACCAATGGCTGATAAAATATCGGTAAGTTACGATGCGAATATAGACGAGATGAAGCGAAAGCTTGACGAGCTTATCGCTAAAAATAGAGACCTATCTGCCGCCGCAGCCGCTGCTGCTAGAGCTATTTCCAACATCGCCTCGGCCCAAGGGCTGAGTACGGTTAACAACATCAACAACTCGTTCAACACCACGGTCAATGTCTTGGCCCAGGTGAACACGAATCTCACCCAGGTCAATGCCCAACTGAACAACACGACCAACAATGTGACCCGAATGGGCAATGTGGTCAATAATGCAAACAAAGAAGTTTCAGGATTTGATGCAGGGCTTAATAGACTTGGTAAAAGTCTTATTGCTGCCTTTAGCATTAACCAATTAATTCAATTTGGAAAATCCATTGTTGATGTAACGAGAAAAACGGAGCTGATGCAAAATAGGCTCGCTTTCACATTTGGATCTCTTATTGAGGCACAAATGGCTTTTGATAGGCTTTACAACGTTGCGCAAAAACTTGGCCTTGAGTTTGGCCCACTTGTTGAAGGGTTTTCAAAGTTTAGCATTGCGGCCAAATTTGCAGGCTTTTCAGCAAGGCAATCTGAAGAAATGTTTGTGAAGGTTTCGGCGGGTCTTAGGGCAGCAGGGGCAAGCTCTTTGCAAACTCAAAGGGCATTCTTGGCTTTAGAGCAAATGTTGTCCAAAGGCGTGGTTGCTGCGGAAGAATTAAGGAGGCAATTAGGTGAAGCCTTGCCTGGAGCCGTTGCATTAATGGCAAAGGCTTACAATAAATTACACCCAGGGCAGGAGGTAACGATTAGGCAGTTTATGAAATTGCAAGAAGAAGGCAAAATTATATCGGCAGAGGTTTTGCCTGAATTTGCAAACACCATTGAACAAACGCTCGGCCCTGCGCTTGCGGGAAAAGCTGGGTCTTTGGATGCTGCTATCAACAGGCTCAATAGTTCTTTTGAAAACATAAAGAGAACGATGGGAATGGCTAATTTGACATCTTTAACCAACACCATTGGAGCTTTTGGGAAAAGACTTGAAAATATTGCTTCGGTCATTGCAAAGCCTGCGACTGACCAATCCACGGACGGGGTTTTTGGCGCAATATTTACTCTTGCACAAGCAATAAATCAACTTGCTTTTGGGGATTGGCTTAAAGATGCTAAAAAAGCAAATGAAGAGCTTGAGAAAGATTATCAAGATTTGCTTGAGGCTGGGAAAAATGCCGCTATTGGTTATGCTACATTGGTTAGCAAATCGGCAGAAACAATAGACCCAAAAAACTTAAAGTCGGAAGAGTTGATTGAGGCGATGCAAATGATAACCAGTGAATTTAATAAAATTGACAATGCTACCCTCAAAAAAACTCCCGAACAAACAAAAAGACTTGCTACGTTGCAGATAGCTCACGGAGAGTTAAATGCCTTATTAACGGAAAGATTCCAAAAGGAACAGCAATTAGCTGAACTTGGATTAAAAAATGCACAAACAGCTGAAGATAAAAAAAAGGCCGAAATCGCCGCCGCCAAGGAACTTATAGCCCTTGAGAAGACAAAGCTCTTATCCACTACCGAAGGGATGGCCGATTATTATAGGCAACTCTTGAATGTCATTGATGCCGAAAAAAACCTTGCCAAAATTGAATTAAGGGATAAGCCAAACGAAAGGGCTTTAAGAATTGCGGAGCTTAACAAGCAAACGGAGAAATACCTAAAGATGATTGGCTCATTTGACCCAAATGTTGCCGAGGTCATTGAGGAAGGAGTCTATGTTCCATCGGTTGAGTCCCTTCAAAAACTCAGCAAAGACATCAAGGACTTGACGGTTCAAATGTTGCAGGATAGAGCCGCAGAGATTGAGGCCGAGATTCAATTACACGCCGAAGGAACGGACAGAAGGCTTGAGCTTGAGAAGGCGTTGATTATGGCCAAGGCAAAACTCGCCGCTAAGAATGCTGAGATACAAGGCAAATCGGTCAAAGAGATTGAGGCCATCTTCGCCAAGGCCAACATTGAAATGCAAAAGCTTGACACCGACTTTAATGATGGCAAGAAGAAGGAGGCCGAGGATTACGCCGAGTTCTACAAGCGACTGCAAGACGGCCTGGATGGATATGAGGGAAATTCCCTGGATAAGCGATTGAAGGCCATTCGTGAATACTATGGAAAATTAATTGACGAAGCGAAGGACTATGGTAGGAGTAAAGAAGAGATTGACGCTCTTGCCGCAAATCGGGATAAAGCCCTGTTTGAGGAGAATGTAAAAGAGGTCGGCAAATTCGTTAATACGGCTGGTGATTTATACGGCCAATTCACCCAGCTTCAAGAGATGGAGTTTAATAACCAAAAGACCGCTCTTGACAACAAGCTTGCCCAAGGATTGATTTCAGAGGAGCAATACAACGCAGAACTTGCGGATATTGAGAAAAAACAATTTGAGCAAAATAAGAAGACCCAAAAGGTAAATGTCTTAATAAATAGTGCATCCGCTATTGTTCGTGCCTTCAGCGAACTTGGGCCGATTGGCGGTGCGCTTGCGGCCTTTGCGATTGGGGCTATGGCGATCAAGCAAATGAGTCTTATTGATTCGGCTCAGTTCCCCGAAGGATTCAAGGAGGGGGTTATTGACTTGAACGGCCCAGGCACCGGCACATCCGACAGCATTCCTGCAAGGCTCTCTCGTGGCGAGTCGGTGATGACCGCAGACGAGACCAAGCGGTACAAGCCCGTCCTTCAAGCCATCCGTGACAATAACTTTGAGGAGTTTGTCTCCAAGCGATACATTGACGCAATGAGCGGCACCAAGCGTTCCTTTGCCGACAATGTTGGAGCATCCATTGAACTGAACAACTTTGAGATGATTGATGCTATCCGAAAGAACAAGAGCGTGAAGATTGCGAATTGGGATGACTTTGACAAAGTTCTCCGCAAACCAAGGACGGCCCACAAGGTCCATAGAAGGAGGGCTTGGTAATGGCGAGTTTTACTGTAATCCTTGACGGGCAGACCTTGGCCAACGAGCCAATGGGTTTGCAGGAGACGGCCATCTCCATCCAGCGGAACGAGGACTTGCCTGGTTTGTTCACAACGATGGTTTCGGACTTGGAGTTTTGGGGCGATGGCTATGAGATTCTTTATGCCTACTACCAGGCCAACGACTTATGCAAAGAGGTTTCCTGCCAAATCATTGAGGACTGCAACGATGGCTTGAACTTTCGTGGCCTGATTTACTTGAGCGATGTGGAGTTTAACTCCTACAAGTGCATTGCGACTTGCTCGGTGGAGGACGATACCGTTCAAGGGAGATTGATTCGGATGAAGGACTTGCTTGTTCCAATCAACTCGGTGAATGGGCAAACCGTAAATGGGCAAGGATTGAGCAACTGTGCATCTTATCAATTTTACACGGGTACGGCCTATGGAAACAAGTTCGCCTTTAAGATGTCGGATTTGTTTCAGTATGTCGTTAGTTACCTAACCGATAACACGACCATTTTCCAAAGCGACATTTTCACAAATACCAATTACCGACCTCAATTCATTAAGCTTCAATGCGTATATGCTGGAGGGGCTGGATTTCCATTAGAAATGAAATGGGTTGATATTTATGGAAATAATGTCACAAGGGTTTTTATTGGGCCACCGCTATTTGCCGTAACAGACAACGCCACCTATGCCCAGGCTATTGCCACGGTTATCAGTCAGCAGTTTTTCACCGACTCTGGGGGCAATAGTTATCAAGACATTATATTCCCGTATGCGGCAAGAGCAACGACTGATGGGGTTGACCATTTCGTTGAGGTCTATTTCTACCACCGAACAACCTTCACGGAAATAAATGTGCTTGCAGGAGCCAGCACGGTGACGGTTGTTCAAACCATTGATGCAACATACGGAGCCAATAATCTTTACACAAGCAATGCGTCATTGATAGAGCCATCTGCGTCAATGCCTTCTATATCGTTCACCCAACTCTTTATGGGTATGAACGCATTCTTTAATTTGAGCCTTTCGTTCACGAGGGTTGGGACGCAGTTGTATCTAAGGGCAGACACGCAACCTTATTTTTTCAGCAACGCCCAGTCTGCCTCTATTAGCGATGCAAAAGACGTGATGCTAAAGAGCGATAACCCGTTAGTTTTCTCGGTATTAAATTACGCCAATTCAACCCTAAACAATGCCTCTGTTTTTTATCAAGACGCAGGCTATGCGTCTGCTCAATGCGCAGATAGCGATGCTGGAACATCCTCGTTTTTTCTTATACCGAATGATTATTACAATGGACAAATTCTTACGGCGGCTCCAACGGGAGGCTTGTACTATGGTTTTTCGGTAAACCAAGAGAACAAATGGTTTTTGTTTGAAGAAGACGTGGATGCAGCAACAACGCCAAAGACTGTGCTAAATATGATTCAGACGGGGACAATAAGCCCTATATATCAACAAAACGCATTATTGACTGACCCCATCTCCTTCACCTATGCCGGTTCGTGCATCCATCCATTTGCGGCCAGGAATTACTTGTTTCGTGCGCCCTTGGGCCTCCGTTATGCAGGCTACCTTTTGAGTAATAACTTGCCGATTAAAATAGCAAAATCACTCTCGTTTGAATATCCGATTGACCGAGCGCAATTCAATCAAATAAGCAACAACCCAACGAACTATATCGTTGTGAACGGCACAAGAGGATGGATTATGAGCGTGGAGCATAACCTCAAAACAGGAATGACAACCTTTGAACTTCTGACCGAATGATTACACCGAATCAACCAATATCGTGCGTGCCAAGTACGGCAACGAATAACGCTCCTGTTAACGCAGCAACTTCCTTGCTTTATTATACGCCCAGCGCAAACGTGATAAAGAGTAATATCACGGGGTTTGTTAGAATAACATTCGCTGGCTCTGGAGCAAGATTTTGTGCGGTTAATTACAATGTAAATCCAGCCACCACCTGCAAAAACGCTATTCTTAGAATTGAGATTTCCGATTTTACAAAAACAGGAGGAGATGTGCTATACATCTATGGCTATAATGGCATAGAGATAGATGATAATGGAATATATCAAATACCAATATCCACAGCCACTTTTAATTTTGAATTAGCAGGAAGCACGACACTTCAATTCACAATAAAAAGCGTCCAGGTATTTTGCGTATCCGAAAGCGAGGATTGTGATAATTGCAAGACGGGGGATTATCAGCAACCGATATTGACGGAGTTCAATGGCTCTGGCTGGACATCTGAGTCACTCAGTTTCCAGGCTCCTGCGCTTATGTTCAAAAACCTCCTTTACAGCATTTGCGATGGAAACCCCGAATGGACATTAACATCTGGATGGGGATCAATAGACACAACACCTGTTTGTGGCGTTGATTTGAATTATTGCTACCCAAGCGCAGGAACGTACAATGGTTTTGTAAATGGTCTTTTTTCTTCTCCGCTGATCAACGGAAAAAGATACAGAATTTCATATACATTAGAAGAGATAGGGGGAGAGTTTTGCGGCTTTGTTAACACGCTTGCCGTGCTTAATCCTGCGGCGGCTTCTTTTACCGATGACGCTATTTGTCCAGGAGATTACGTTCATTACTTTACATACACCGGCACAAGCTACCTAACGGGTACGAATCTAAACTTTAGCATTAGGACAAATGCGAATGGAAAAGTAAAGATGAGGATTAGCAATGTAAGGGTTGACGAACTCGGTGGATATACGGCTACTCTTCTTCCTTCCGATTTGATATGGTCTAATCCTGCTTTTGATTCTTTCTATAAAAGCATAAAGACCCAAGTTGACTCGGAGTCTTTTTATGGTGACACTTTTTTCTGCACTTTTCATTTTGTATCAAATAATCCAAACGCCGGATTCAATAAGGACGATTGCTTTAGGATAATAATTACTCAAGACACTTATGATGGGGGGAGCGATTGGTATTGCTTGAGCGAAGAGTACAAATGGATTACCGATCCGTGCAACACCATCCGAGTCTTGGCATCCCAGGATGTGACCGACACGAAGGGAGCTTGCGCTTTTGGATTCAACTATCCCTCCAGCGCCGCATTACCAGCCGGCTTCTTCCATCGCACCAGAATCTATGGCGAGTTGAGGAATCCGCAATACGATGGCGAGGTCGTGTCCTATCAGGATAGCGCAGGCCGCAAGAGGGTCGTGTATGCGGAGAGTCGGGAGTTCGTGGAGTTGGTCGTGAACCTCTCGCCGAGGTATGTCCACAACTTTATGCGCCTCGCTTGCAGGCACGACATCTTCAACATGAACGACCTCATCCTTCCTGCTGCCGATTACTTCACTCGCTCGGAGGCTTACTCTCCGACCTGGGTTCGGACACGGCTCGTTGCCCCTGCCTTCCTTGAGGTTGAGGTGAAGGAGCAGAACTTACGCAAAGACCCTTGTTGCGATGGTTTGCCCGTTAATCCCGAAAACTGCGAAACGACTTGTGAGCCTTGTCCTGAGATAGGATAATTGCGTGGCGATTCATTATCTTTGCAATTACATCGTGCGTTGTGGCCTGTCTGCCAATAAATGACGAGATTGAAATCCTTTAATTTTTAACAAAATGGCTTATTTAGAATACGGCTGTACTGCTTTGCCGAATCACGAGCTTGTGCTTTGTGGTGCTTACAACAGGGGTGGTATCTCTGCGATTGGTATTCTTGAGGAGGACGCATTTGGTACCGGGGCTACTTTTGCAACGGCTGCCGATTGGAGCAATGGTGCGAAATACACCACCGCTATCAACGCTGGAGACCTCAAAATTATCAAGAATGTTCGTGGAACGGTACCTGATGCATCTCCCGTAGATGTTGACAATCCTGTTGGATGTGGCCCACAAAGCCTCTTGGCTGGGTTTGACTTTACTGCCACCTGGATGGATGCCAACACAACCGATGGAAGCATTGACTTTTACAACGCCCTCAACAAGCGTGTAACGGGCTTGATTCTGTACTTGTGTGGCTCTAACGAGGTGATGGTAATCACTAACCCCGTGAACTATGTGTGCCTGCCGGTTAATGTCCCTGCTTCCAACAAGGAGCTTCAGATGTTCAACTGCACGGCCCGTGCTTCGCTCGGCCCAGACCAACTCCCACAGAAATACGCTGCGCCTTCAAACGCAGACGCTATCTTCGGAGTTTAAGTTTCGGTTTGGTTTTTTTGAATCCTCGGCCTTTGGTCGGGGATTTTTTTTATCTTTGCACAGATGAGTGCAAAAACAACAGGGATAGTGCTTATGGCTTTTGGAAAGTCAGCCTATCACGAAATGGCCTACAACTTCGCAATATCGGTGAAGGCATTTGACAGAGACCTCCCAATTCAGTTGATATGCGATAGCAAGGATGTGCTTTTGGGACACAAGTATTGGGTCTTTGACATTATCACCATTATTGACCAAGAAGACTTGTATTCTGGTGCAGGATTCAGTCCTGGCAGGGCCAAGACGAGAATGGACAAGTATATGGCCTTTGACAACAACCTATACTTTGACACGGATGGCGTTGCACTCAAATCCCTGCAACCATTGATTGAGGAGCTACTTGCGCTGCCAGAGGGCGGTTATTTCTATTCCCAAGTAGCGTCTTGGGAAGACCCAAGGGGAGGAACGCCCAAAGGCAACCTAAAAAGGGACGGCGCAGACTTCTTTGGCAATACGATGCAATGGGCATCTCTTGACACCATTTGGGAGTTTCACGAGCTTGACGATGATGCCGAGGTAACGGCCATAAACAGTTCCTTTATGTTCCTTCGCAAGGGCGAGAAAGTGACCGAGTTCTTTGAGCAAGTAAGGGACAATATTGACAACGGCATCCCTGTGGATAGGCTCAGAATGGCTTGGGGAGGCACTTACCCCGATGAACTTGCCTTCAACATCGCTTGCGCCCAATACAAGATTGATCCCTTTTGTGGCGTGAATCCCGTTTACTTTCAATACCGAAATGCCTTATCTGCCAAGACGATACCTTGGATGATGGAGAACTATTACATTCTCGGACTTTATGGTGGGCCTGGGTTTTCGCACAATTCTGCCTGGGAGCATTCCTGCGCCTTGCTTGGAGAGTATCACGCTAAGTTCGGCTTGACTCACGAGTACAAGTGGCACAACCTTGTCAGACAAAAGCACGCCGGACAACAAAAGCAGCTGATACGATGGAAATGAGCGGATTCATCTCGGTGATTACGACCTGCAAAGGCCGTATGCATCATTTGGAAGAGGCATTACCGACCTGGCTCGCCCAGGAGGGTGACAATTACGAGATTATCGTGGTGGACTATGGGGACCCCGATAAGAGTGCCGATTATGTTGAGGACCTGAACGACCCACGAGTCCGTGCGGTAAGGCACGAGTCCGAAGGCTTTAACCTTAGCCACGCAAGAAACATCGGTGCCTTGGCCGCTTCCGAGAAGGCCGACACCTTTGTTTTTATGGATGCCGATGCCTTGATGACTAATTCTGCATTCCTTAATTACCACAAAATCAAGGTTATGGAGGGAGGGACATTCGTTACGGGATGGGGGTATGGCGATGGAACAGGATGCTGTATGATTTGGAAAGAGTTGTTTTACCGGGCCAAGGGCTACAACGAGATAGTGGATGGCTGGGGAATTGACGATATTGACTTTTATTTTCGGGTGCAGGGTCTTGGGTTTGAGCAACGGCCTTTTCATAACGGCCTGATAACCATTAAGCACGATGACGAGGACAGGGTGAGGTTCTATGCGAACAAGAACATCTGGAAGACAAACGATGATAATTGGGAGCGTTCTAAGAGGGCATTTGTAAGCTGCATACCATGAGCATTAAAGTAAGAGCGATATGTAATTGGACCGATTCTGCGTCTTTGAACCGCAGGATTATGGAACAGTCCTTGTGGAGTGAGGCCGATGGCATCACCTTCGTTGATGACGATTCCTACGATTGGCTTGTGGTATTCAACGACAAAAGAGGGGCCGAGCCTCGTGTCCCCAAGGAGCGAGTCATAGGCTTCATCCAAGAGCCACCAGACCACGATTTCTTTGACCGTGGCATTGGGTCCTATTGCTCCGTTGTTTACACTTGTACGGAGCCACAAGCCTATGGAATTGAGGGCAATTTGGTAGGCTTTCCGAGCGGAATGTTTTACCACATGGACGGCCCTTTGTCGGATTACCTTGACGGCTTTGACAAGCGAAGGGTAGTAAGTATGGTGACGAGCAACATCGCCCACGGCTTTTACCTGTTTAGGTATAAGATAGCCAAGGAGCTTGCCTCTTGCGGATGGGTTGATGTTTATGGCCGTGGCCTGAATGTGAGGGGATGCAAAGGCGAACTCGGCAACAAGGCCGATGGGTTGATTCCATACAAGTTCTCGGTATGTATGGAGAACGGCATTTGGGACGATTACATCTCCGACAAGATTATTGACGCTGTTCTATGTAGAACCATCCCTATTTATGTGGGTGCCAGAAACATCCACGAGCATATCCCTTTCGCCATTCGCCTTGAATCCTATGGCAACGCATCCTTCGCAAAGGCCGAGATTGAACGCATCGTCTCTTCGGTTGATTACGATTCGCTTCTGCCCCAAATGAACGATTGGGTTCATAAGTATGCGAACGAATACACGATTTACTCAAAGATAAAAAACCACATTTATAGTGAAAAAAGTATTTCTTGATTGCGGAACGCACCTTTGCGAGGGGCTGAATCACTTTATCGCAAACGGCCTTATAGACAATTCCTTTGAGGTACACACCTTTGAGGCCAATCCTGCCTGCAACATAGGCGAGAGAGTCAAGGATTTGCCTATCAAGGTCAAATGCCACAATGTAGCCGTTTGGGTAAAGGACGGTTATGTTCAGTTCAACCAAGAGAACCACAAGAAAAGTGGGAGCAACTCGCCGACAGACGGGGCTTCTGACATTGACGGATGGGGTTCTTCAGTAAGCGAAACAGGCTTTGTTCATGCCGGATATGATACGCAAGTAAAAGTCAAGAGCATTGACTTTTCCAAATTCCTGGGCAAGTTCTCCAAAGACGATTTGATTTACTGCAAGATGGACATTGAGGGAAGCGAGTTTTTCGTGTTGAGGCATTTGATTGAAACGGGTGAGATTGCTAAGATTAACACCCTTTTCGTTGAGTTTCATCCGATAAACATTGCCGAGGAATCTCAAAAAACCATTGACTACTTGGTTCATCAAATCAAAGTCCGTGGAGTTGATGTGAAGATGTGGTGGTAATCTAAAGAATCAAAATATGTATCACTCACAAGTAGGGCAAGACGAGTTCGTTGACAATTTTCTTGGCGGAAAGCGCAATGGCCGCTATTTGGATATAGGGAGCCACAATGGGGTTGACCTTTCAAACAGCTATTTCTTTGAGGTTCAAAGAGGTTGGACGGGCGTTTTGATTGAGCCTATGGAGGAGGAATACGCTAAATTGGTGGCCAATCGCAGCGACAAGAATGATTTCTTCAATGTGGCTGTTTCCAATTACTTTGGCACGGCTCAATTCACCAAGATATTGGGGGGATATCACGGCTTGAATATGATTTCGGGTCTAAAGCAAAGCTTACACGAAAAGCATCTTGACAGGATTCACAGGGAAGCCAATGAGTCAAATGCCCAAGTTGTAGATGTCACCGTGTCCGTTAGAACGGTCCAGGACATATTGGACGAATGCGAACTTTATCAATTTGACTTTTGCTCCCTTGACACGGAGGGTTCAGAGTACGAGGTCCTTCAAGGCATTGATTTCAGCAAAACCGAAATAAGCATTTTCTTGATAGAAAACAATGGCTATGAGTCAAGGGGGAAGATTGAGTCTTTCCTGAGCGAGAAAGGGTATCGCTTCCACAAAAGCCTTGGGCATGACGATGTTTACACCTTGATTCATTAATTCGCTGGCGTTTATTGGCATTCGCAAATCCCGAATTATACCTTAATTTTGAGGACAAAACCATTCCCAATGTGCAAATGCAGAGGCGGTAAAAAGCGATAGCCATGACAACAGAGGAAATTCTCCCCCTGTTAGACAAAATCATAACGGAGTACAAGAAGTACGAGGTTAAGAAAAAGTCTGACAAGTTTTACATCCCCGATTTCTACCCGACCTATCAGTCTTGCGTGGAGATGGAGATGAGGCTTCGGATCCACTCCGATTACGATGCCTTCCCCGAAAAGTTGTTTAGGGAGAAAGCCCCCAACGAACTTCCTCACGAGTTCAATTATCGGAAGAACATCTACAAGCCCATCACGGTGCCTTATTTCCATAAGGCCGTAAACATCGCTGGGCGAGTGTGGAACCGGCAGAATTACGAGGTTCGCTTTGAGGACGCTTCCCAGGAAAGGTATTTCAACGAGGACTATCCTCGCTTTGGATCGTTGGAGAACTATTTTCAGCAGATTGTGAGCTTTATGACCTTGACCGACCCCAATGCGGTCTTGGCCATTATGCCTACCGACCTCCAATACTTTGAGGACGGCACCTTCAACGACACCATTGAAACCACGCCTGTGGCCCATTGCTTTCACTCCAAGCGAGTGTGGGGATGGAAGGAGGGCGAGTATGCCTTCCTAAAGGCCGATTACGGCTCCGAGGTTGAGCATGGCCGTACCAAGACGGATGATGGCTTGGTTTTCTACATCTTTGACAGGAACGAGATTCAAATCGCCAAGCAAATCGGCAAGAAGGGCGATTACGAGTTTGAGATTGGCCTTTACTATCGCCACAACCTCGGCTATTTGCCTTGCACAAGACTCGGAGGCATTTCGGTGCAGGAACACGGCGATTACTATTTCCAATCCTTCTATACCCCTGCCATCCCTGCCTTGGACCAAGCCGTGTGCGATTTCAGCACCTTGCAGATGTCCAAGTTCAGCCACGCTTTCTTGCAGAAGTGGGAGTATGTGGATGAGTGCGACAAGTGCAACGGCTCTGGGCAGATTGAGGAGGCGT